TCATTACATGTACCTGCAGTGGAGTAAAATCGACGTAGGTAGTCCAGATTATAGAGAAGCAAATAGATTATTCTTTATATTTTGGGAGGCTTGTAAAGCAGATACTAGATCTTACGGTATGTGTTACCTTAAGAATCGTCGTTCTGGTTTCTCGTTTATGGCATCTAGTGAAACTGTTTCTTCAGCCACTATTAAGTCAGATTCTAGATATGGTATATTATCTAAATCCGGTTCTGATGCTAAGAAGATGTTCACAGATAAGGTAGTACCGATATCAATTAACTACCCTTTCTTTTTTAAACCTATCCAAGACGGTATGGATAGACCTAAAACAGAGCTAGCATACCGAGTTCCAGCAAGCAAGCTAACTAGAAAGAGGATGTCATCATCTGAAGGTCTAGAGGAAATGCAGGGACTTGATACAACTATAGACTGGAAGAATACAGGAGACAACTCCTATGATGGTGAGAAGCTTGCGTTACTAATACACGATGAGGCGGGCAAGTGGGAGAAGCCTGAGAATATACTAAATAACTGGAGGGTAACAAAAACTACACTTCGATTAGGTAGCAGGGTTATAGGTAAGTGTATGATGGGTTCAACATCAAATGCGCTAGACAAAGGTGGAGCAAACTTTAAAAAGCTTTACAACGATTCTGACGTGACTAAAAGAAATAAGAACGGGCAAACCAGCTCAGGTCTTTATTCTTTATTTATACCTATGGAGTGGAACTATGAGGGCTTCATGGATGAATATGGCGTTCCAGTATTTAATACTCCAGATAAACCGGTGATAGGTCCTGATGGAAGTCCTATCGATATAGGTGTTATAGAGCACTGGCATAACGAAGCTGAAGGATTAAAAAACGATCAAGACTCTTTAAATGAATTTTATCGACAGTTCCCAAGAACTGAAGAACATGCGTTTAGAGATGAAACAAAAAATAGTATATTCAACTTAACAAGGATATACGAACAAATAGATTACAACGAAGAGACTGCAAGACCTATTAAAGGTAACTTTCAATGGGAGAATGGTGTTAAAGACTCAAAGGTTTTATTTGTTCCTGACTTACAAAATGGCAGGTTCAATATATCTTGGGTTCCAGGCTTACATCTTCAGAATAAGATGATATTAAAGAACGGTCTTAAGTATCCTGGCAACGAGCATATTGGAGCTTTTGGTTGTGATAGTTACGATATATCAGGGACAGTAGATGGTAGAGGTTCTAAAGGTGCGTTACACGGGCTCACTAAGTTTAGTATGGAAGATGCACCACCTAATACTTTCTTTTTAGAATATATCGCAAGACCACAAACATCTGAGATATTTTTTGAAGATGTATTAATGGCTTTGGTTTTTTATGGTATGCCGATACTAGCAGAGAATAACAAACCGCGTTTATTATATTATTTAAAGAGGAGAGGATATAGAGGATATTCAATGAACAGGCCTGATAAGACTTGGAACAAGTTGTCACCTGCAGAAAAAGAAATAGGTGGTATACCTAACTCTAGTGAAGACATAAAGCAAGCGCATGCATCAGCGATTGAAAGTTATATATCAAGCTATGTAGGTTTAAACGAGCAGGGTGACTACGGTAATATAGAATTTAATAGAACGCTAAACGATTGGGCTAGGTTCGATATAAATAAGCGAACACAGTTTGACGCATCTATTAGTTCTGGTCTTGCTATCATGGCTTGCAATAGACATATGTATCAACCTAAAACAGAAAGACAAACAAACACGTTAAGCTTTGGATTTTCAAAGTTCGACAACAAAGGAGCAATATCAAAGATAATTGAGTAATGATTAAAACTAAATCTAAATCCGTTTTCCCTAGCCAGGCAGTGCCTGATCAGGAGAAGTCAAGCTTTGACTATGGCCTGCAGGTTGCAAAGGCAGTTGAGGCGGAGTGGTTTAATAGAGACGGTGGAACGTCTAGGTATTATGATACCAAGAATAGGTTTCATGAGCTTAGGCTTTACGCTAGAGGAGAACAGTCGGTTCAAAAATATAAAGACGAATTATCTATTAATGGTGATTTGTCTTATCTTAATTTAGACTGGAAGCCTGTACCGATTATTCCTAAGTTTGTTGATATTGTTGTTAACGGTATTTCTGAAAGATTATACAAGGTTAAAGCTTTCTCTCAGGACCCAGCATCTGTTAAGCAAAGAACAGATTACGTTGAGGCGATGATGGAGGACATGCAGTTCAGGACATTTAAAGAGACTGTCCAACAAGAGACTGGTGTTAATACTTTTAATAATGACCCTGCTAAGTTACCACAAGATGACGATGAGTTATCAGTGCACATGCAGCTTGATTATAAGCAAAGCATAGAGATAGCAGAGGAAGAAGCTCTAGATAATTTATTTAACCTAAATAAATATAGCTTAACAAAGAAAAGATTAGATTATGATTTGGCGGTGCTTGGTATAGCGTGCGTCAAAAATTCTTTTAATACAGCTGAAGGAGTTACCATTGAGTACGTTGATCCAGCAAATATTGTTTATTCTTATAGTGAGTCACCATTCTTTGATGACGTATATTATGTTGGTGAGGTGAGAAGAATTACTTTAACGCAATTAAAGAAGCAATTCCCTCATTTAACTCAAGAGCAACTAGAAGATTTAGAGAGTAAATATCAAAGCTCTAACTACGATAAATATAATTATTACCCAGAGCATCGACAAGATAAAGATTATATTAACGTTTTATTCTTTGAGTACAAGACGTTTAATAATCAAACTTATAAGATCAAGCAAACATCTACCGGTGCTGACAAAGCAATTGAAAAATCAGATACATTTAATCCTCCAAAAGATCAAAGAGCTAGATACCAAAAGGTTCAAAGATCAATAGAAGTTTTATACTCTGGAGTTAAAGTGTTAGGGCACGATCTACTACTAGATTGGAAGTTATGTGAAAACATGACGCGACCTAAGTCTGATATTACTAGAGTTGGTATGAGTTATAATATCGTAGCTCCAAGAATGTACAAAGGTAGAGCTGAATCTTTAGTTAGTAGAATGATGACGTTCGCTGACATGATCCAGTTAACTCATCTTAAGTTGCAACAGGTTATGTCTCGCATGGTACCAGATGGTGTTTACTTAGACGCTGATGGTATAGCCGAAATAGACTTAGGTAATGGTACGAACTACAATCCACAAGAAGCATTGAACATGTACTTCCAGACTGGTAGTATTATTGGTAGATCAATGACTCAAGACGGAGAGTTTAACCATGGTAAAGTACCTATTCAAGAATTACAAACCAGCGGTGGTAATGCTAAGATATCTGCACTTATTAATTCTTATAATTATTACTTGCAAATGATCAGAGACGTTACAGGCTTGAATGAAGCTAGAGATGGTAGTGCACCAAATGAAAACTCTTTGGTTGGGTTGCAGAAGTTAGCAGCAGCTAATTCAAACGTAGCAACAAAGCATATCCAAGATGGAGGTTTATACCTTACTCTTAAAACCGCAGAGGCTTGTTCTCTTAGAATATCTGACGTACTTGAGTACTCTAACACGGCTAATCAATTTATACAGTCTCTAGGAAGATTTAATGTTGGCACACTACATGAGGTTAAGCAACTTCATTTACACGATTTTGGTATATTCTTAGAGATAGAACCAGATGAAGAAGAGAAGACTAGGCTTGAGAACAATATCCAAATGGCATTGCAACAGCAAGCTATTAGTTTGGAAGATGCTATTGATATTAGAAACGTTAGGAATACTAAGCTAGCTAATCAGTTGTTGAAAGTTAGAAAGTCTAAGAAGATGGCGATTGATCAAGCACTCAAAGAGCGTAACATTCAAATGCAAGCTCAAGCAAATCAAGAGTCTTCAAGAGTTGCGGCAGAAGCTGAGATGCAAAAGCAAGAAGCATTAGCATCTACCGAAATTAAAATACATCAAGCTAAGAACCAATTCGAGATTGAGAAGATGGAAAGAGAGGCACAGATCAAGTTTGATCTTATGCAGAGAGAGTTCGAAATGAACATGCAACTTAAAGATGTAGAA